CGATCGGACCAGCCATGCGCATGTCGCACGTCGCGCTGTTGATCTCGTAAACCAAGCAAGGCGTCGGAGTTCCGGCATTACGCATGCCGACGGAAATTGGGTAACCAGATCCATCAATCGCTACTTTTACCGCTCGGCAAATGTTCTCAAGAGACATTTCGACCTCCAAGAACCTGCTTTGCCTCAGCAAGCACCGATGCAGAGATGTCGTTCATGATTGCCTGAAAGTTAGCGGCAATGAATCGAGTTGACCTTTTTGATCCTGCAATCATGTGACCGGATCCATCTGCTTTTGACTGTTCAATCGTTTCGCGCTTTTGACCTTGGTAGGTCGCGACATCCGCCCATTGCTCACGAGCAGCTGCGTACATCTCTTTCATGGCTTTTGACCGAGCACGCTTGGCCTCAAACTTTCCACCCTTGATGGTGGAGAATATTTCCTTGCGCTTGGCTTGGATCCACGAACGACGCTCACGGACTGCTTCGCGAAGATGCGTCGGCGCGTTGGAGTACACGTTTGAGGAACCGTGAGAACGGAATCCGTGCTCAAGCAGATGCCAGATACGTTGCCGCCCCTTGGCACCCTTTCCGCCCTTGGCTCCGTACACAACGCCGACCTCGGCGATGATCGGGCTACCAGGTGTCTTACCATTCCGCCGCACGTCAACCTTTGTCGCCTTGGCGATGGCCTTTCGATGCGGTGACTTTCCGCGGTACATGGCCGAAAGCCAAAGGGTTTGCAGCTTGTTCTTGACCGTACCAAGTGCCTTTCGGGCGCCCTTCTTGCGGACACGCTCGCCGAGCGAAACCGACAACATCGCGAGCGTCTTGCGTACTTCCTTGTCGTCGACATAGACCTTGACGTTGGTGGTTGTGTTCATGGCACCACCTCCGTCGCTTCGATCTCTAGGCGCCGACGGCGCTGGTCGCGGTCCCAACAAGCCCGCACGTTGAAGGTGCGCTCGGTGCCGTGGTCGTTCCACAGCAGCCGGCTACGGGTGTTCACGGACGGGTGAAAGCTCGCGAGGATGCGCCAATCCGTACGGACTGCCGGGCCTCGATCATCCATCGTTTCGTTGGTCGACGCGACCTCGATATGGCAATGCAGGACCGCCACGTTGACCCATGACTCCGACGCCTGGCCAAAGTCATCGACGGTGCGCACGGGGTTCTGCGCCGTCATGGCGAGGCGCAGCATTCCGGATGGGACGTGTCCAGGCATCAGCCAATGCCCTTCCCCATCATGCCGCAGATTCGGTCCCAGTAGTCGCTCGGGAGCGCCACCGTGTCATCGCCGCGGCTTGCGACGTGCTGCGTGACGCGCTGAAGGAGCGCCATTTCAAGTAGCGGGTTGAGCGTGTTCGTGCCAGCGGTCACCGTCAGCACCGCCGGGTAGGCCAGCGAGTCCGCCATCGTCGCGTACTGGATGCCGTTGATGGTCACCAGCGTCGCTGATCCGGTCGCCCCATCATCGTCCACGTACGTCACCGCCGTAGCCGGCTGGCGTTCCAGGCGCACTAGCAACTGGTCGTTCGTCGGCTCCGACGCCACGTACTGCGACCGCGTAACCGGATCGACGCACCAGCCGGTGCGCTCCTCCAGCTCGCGCTTCGCTGCTTCCCACGCAATTTGGATCGCCGGATCGTCCTCGTTGGAGGAGAGCCGGGCCCAGTTGCGGAACTTGGAGATATCAATCGCCACGTACTACCTCGCAGCCAGGTGGCGCCCCCGAGGGGACGCCACCTGTGCCGATGAGAGGATGAGGATCAGGCGTTGGTAACCTGGAGCTGCACGAGCGACTTCACGCGGGTGAAGTTGCTATTGGCGAACATCATGCCCTGGAAGATCACGCGGGCCGACGCCATTGCCGTGATCTCGTCTCGAATCATCCCAATCCCGGACCACTCTCGAATCGAGAAGCCGTCCGAAATGTTGCCGAGCACGGCCAGGCAGTTCTTGCCCGAGGTGCCGGTGGAGATGTGCGCCGGGAGGTACTCGGTCACGTAGACCGGGAGGCCCATCAGGGTGAAGCCAGCGCCAGCCTGACCGACAGCGTCCGCGCTCGGGATGAAGAGCGGGACGTTGTTGACCGTCAGCGTCGCGATGGTCGCGTACACGTCCTGCGGGATAATCCACGCCGAGGAGCCCCAGTACGCAGCGGGGAGCTTCTCGTAGCGCATCTCGCGCAGCTTGGCGAGCGTCGCACCAGCCGTGATCGCGGCAGCGCGGGTTGTGCTGGCCGAGGTCGCGGTCGTGATGTTCACGTTTGCGTTCACCGTGAAGATGCCAGTCGGCGAGTTGGTGCCGGTGCCGCCGATGTAACCCCATTCGAGATTTTTCGAGAGCTGGCGCTGGAGGTTGTCCATCACCTCCGCCTCGACATCGAAGTTCGCCTGGCGCATGAGCTGCTGCGACACCTGCGTGTAGGGCAGGCACGGCACCGGAGCCAACGCGACCTCGGCAAAATCGGGGTCGATGCTGGTGCGTGCGGTCGTCGATCCGGTATCCGGCAGGGTCCACGCCGAGGTATAGGAGTTCGTGCCGAGGGTGTTGTAGCGGAGGGTCGCGTAGCCCTGGACGCCGGTGCGGAGGTCAGCGAGGTTGCGGATGACGCTCTGCGCCATCATGTACTTCAGGATCCCGTCTTCGTACAGCTTGGGGATGAGGATGTTGGAGTTCGCGCTGGTGATCAGCTCGCGCTGCTCGGGCGCACGGCCACCCTTCAGCCAGCCGAGGAACTGCTCGCGGTACTCGCCGCTGGAGCGCCACTCCTCGGTCTGCTCGCGCTTCTCGGCGACGACCTTCTGCGTGATCGCGTGGGACGCGAAACGCTCGCGAAGCGCCGCGGCGCTGCGCTTCTCGTTCAGGTCCTTGAGCTCGTTCAGCAGCTCGTCGGCGCGGGCCTCGGCCTCGGCGCTGATCTGGTCAGAGGCGAGGATGGAATTGACTTCAGTCTCGATGGCCTTGCGGCGCTCAATGATTTCCTGCTGCTTCACGTGAGGGTCCTCAATCGCAGACGCAACCGAGCGAGGCTCGGCGAATGAGTGCGAGCCTCGGCGCTGGTCTGCGGATAAGCGCCGTTTTCGACAATGGAAACCTCGCGGAGATCCACCTCCGTGAGAGTGCGCTCCGAGCCCATCCAGGCGTCGGAGCGAACGAAGAAACCGAACGACATCTCCGAGAGCACGCCAGCCTCGACTAGGGCGCGAACGTCCTTGGCCTTTTGCGTGTCCGGGAGATCGACCTCGAACGCGAGGCCCTTGGAGTCGGAGCGGAGCTGGAGCAGCCCGCTCTTGGTGTTGGCGAGGAGCTCGCGCCGATCGTGCCCGATCAGCAGCGAGACATTGGCAGCGAGCGAGCGGTCAAACGCGCCGGGCGCGACGCGCTCGACAAACGGCTTTCCGTTGTTGACGCCGCGCACCGTGAGCGGGAGGCTCGGCGCGTTGTAGACGCTGGCGTAACCGGCAAGCTTGTTGCCGCTGCGCTCGAAGGTCGCCGTGCGAAGCTCAAGCATTTTCGTCCCCCACGTTGTCAGGACCGGACGCCGCGCTGGCGCCGCCAGGCATGGAGACCGTCGGCGTGTCCAAGCCGGCCACCGGAGCCAGCCCGAGGTAGTGGCGAGCGTCGTTCGGCGACATGACGCCAGCTAGGACGAGCTTCGAGAACGCCATGCCCGCATCGCGGAGATTGCCGCGCACAATTGCCGTCGTGTCGATCCGCACAAACTCGCCAGGGCGGCAGAGCTTCCGCGTGAGCTCCGATTCCCACGCGGAAGCCCACGCCGCAATCGCGCCATCGGCATATGCGCGGGCGACTTCGCTTTGGCTCACAAGGGCGCCGCCGCCCTGCTGGAACAGCATCTCCGGCGGAACGCCAAACGCACGGGCGATCTCCTGAACGCTGAAGCGCCGGGATTCGAGCATCGTGCCGCTCGTTTCCTGCGAGATCTTCTCGGCCTTCATTCCCTCGCGCAGGATCAGCGGGCGGCTTGCGCCATCTGCAGTCGCGTGCATGGTGTTCCATGCGTCGCGTATTGCCTGCACCGTCTGGTCGCTCATGGCGCCCGGGTGCGAGATGGCAACCTTGCCCATCGAGCCGGTGCGCACAAGCGAGGCGTGGGCGCCGTTCTCGTCGGCAGCGAGCTGCATTGCGTGGCGTGCCACGTCGAGCGGCGAGCGGTACCAGCACGGGTTCAGGTGATCCGGATATGCACCGATATGCAGCACCTGGTCGGCATTCATCACCAGGCTTCCTATGCGGTACTGGACGCCTTCCTCGGTGATCTCGCCGCTCATCGCGTCGGCGGGCACCGGCTGGAGCTCGGCGATCTCGCCGTCGCTTCCGCGTCGGATCAGCGCGATTCCGTTGCCGTGCGTCAGCGCGACGGAGGTCGTGTAGCGGCGGAACTCGTATCCCGACTGCCAGCGGCTGGCGTCGCGGTTGAGCAGCATCTCGACCGGATGGCCCTCGATCTCCTGGCCTTCGCTGTCGTAGACCGACACGGGAAGGCGAGCGATATCCGCAGAGATCAGGTTGGTCGCACGAACTACGGCAGGGATCGCGTCAGCCGGTGACGCAATGATCGGCTCGGGTCGCGTGTAGATCGCGACGCCGGACTTAAAGCCGAAGAATCGTGCAAAGATGCCCACGGAGCAGATGGAACAACTCTGCCCAGAAACGTCAACCCGGAATTCTTGTAACCGTGTCTATCCAATGGGACACGACGATGTCGAGAGACCAGTTGCTTCACGCACTTGGTGATGCTCCATCAGCAGCGCCGCCATGTTGCCAGCGACGACCGCGTCGGTGTTGCCGTTGCTTCGCCCCTTGACGGGGCGCGTGTTGCCGACGTTGTCGCGGATCAGACGCACGGCGTTCAGCGCCGAGCGGAGCACGGGGTCCGGCTCGTAGATGAGTTGCTTCGATTTGAGCAAGTCGCCCCACAACTTCCACGCAGGAGCCATTGTGCGGATCGATTGATCGACGGGAATGATCGGCCAGCCGCGATCTGCCCACCGTTTGATGTCGCGTGCCTGGGCTGGGTGCGGGTCGACGCCAATCTTTCGCACGTCGTAGCGGGCCATGAGCGACTCGATTTCGGCTTCTACGACGGCCATGTCGTGCCATTCGCCAGGCATCCGGCGCAGGAAACCCTGCTCCACCCACGCGCCCAGCGGGTTCTTGCAGCGCCGCTCGTCGAGTTGGATGTCCGTCCCAGCCCACCAGGAGATATTTCGGGCGCGGATCACGTTGCCGTCGACGACCATCAGGCAGATCGAAGTCAGGTCGAGCTGCGCCCCGTAACCGCCGCGCGAGAGGTCGATGCCGATCACTGCGGGCGCACCGGCGAGGCGGTCCCAGTCGGTTTTCTGCATCTGCCGCTCAAGCACCCCAAGATCCACGTCCGTGGTCGCCAGTTCGTGGTAGCGGCACGCGAGCTGCGTCTCGAATTCTGCAATCTGCGCCGGGTCGCCGCTTTCGAGCATCGTCCTGGCGGCCAGCTCAAGCTGCGCCGGGTCGACAATTACGCCAAGCGACGGGTTCGCTTTGGGCCACGCCTTCGGGTCGGCGGCTTGATCGTCCTGGTCGAGCCCGTACAGCAATGGCCACCAGCCCG